CGGCCAAGGTCGTCCGCGTGGGGCTGGTTGGCTTGCAGGTGGGCGATGGCTTCCGAGCAGGCGCCGCGCAGCACCTTGGCGGGTACCGCCGTTGGGTGGTCCAGGTGCAGGCTGGTGAGCTTGAGCGCGCCGATCGCGTGTTGGGTGGCAGAGGTGGTCATGCGGCGGCGTCCTTCTTGGTGACGGTGGTGCCCAGCTGATCGGCCAGCCAGGCGATGCCGGCCTCGGTGGCCATGACGACGCCGTAGTGCGTGTAGCTGTTGATGGCCGGGTTCCAGCGGCTGCGGGTGTCGACGAACAGCCGGCCCTGGCCGCGCTCGCTGCTGATGAGCTCGCCAGCGTGGTTGAGCAGGCCAAGCTCCCGCATACGGGCGCGCAGCTTGCGCGGGCCAATGCCGATCACGGCAGCGGCCTGGTCGAGGTTCATGGTGGCGGGCCTCAGGCTGTGGGGCCGTTGGCAGACAGAGCGCAGCGGGCTTCTGAGACCGCGAGGTCCATCCAGGCATCCCGGCTCAACTCAGGAAACAGGCGTTTCTGGCGCTCCCATTCCGCGCAGATCTTGCGTAACGCAGGTTCAAGACTGTTCCGATCCGGCTGCTGCTCGGCTGGGCCGTTCAGTTCACGTGCGGCAGCGTTGAATGCCGCAGTGGCTGCTGCCAAGTCGCTCGGGTCAGCGCGCTGCGGTATGGCTTCGGCCGTATCCACCGTGCCGTTGGCTACGGCTTCGATCCAATCGGCCAAATGCTGGGCATTGGCGCCGTCGTCGCGCTGCAGGGTCATGCTGTGGCGCTGCTCGCGCATGAACAGCACGGCGAGCAGCTGATCGCCGCTGTCACCGGTGAAGGGCTCGATGCTCAGCTCGGCGCGCAGCTCGCGGGCGGGCTGGGTGAGCAGTAGGGTTTCGGTGCCGGCCTGGCTGGCGAGCATGCCAAGGGCCGCTTCGCTGCCTCTGGTGAGGGAGAAGGTGCTCATGCGCAGTCGCCTCCGAACGGGCCGAAGCTCTCGAAGGTGGGGCGGTTGTGGCGCTTGAGTTGAGCCGTGCGCAAGGTGACCTGTGCGATCAGGCCGGTTTCTCGCTCGATGCGGCGTACGGTGAAGGGGTTGGATGCCGCTGCCGGGTGCAGAAAGACCTGGCAGCGGGCGCTGCTGTGCTGTGCTGTGTCCATTGTCGCGATCCCGTGGTGAGGGGTACGCGGTGTACATTAGCAGCCGCTAACGATTATCGCAATAGCAACTGCTAATTCACGGTCTCTCGTGCCTAACGACCTAGTGAACGCCTGCAGATGTTGGCTATGACGATACCAATGATCAGTACTTGCACCACGCTGTTGGTTGCAAGGATCAAGGCTATCGTCATGAACATTTCGGCCTTTGCATTCGCGAGCGTGAGGATTGAAAAGGCAAACGTGCCGGTGAGCGTAAATAGGCAATACGCATACACATAAAAAAATAGAGAGAGATACTTGCTTCGGCGATAAGTCCTAAAGGCCCCTGTATTGGAGAAGCCAAGTAGAATCGCGATCACGGCTGCAAGAAATCCGAGCAGGGTAAAAGAGAATGAAGAGAGAATGCTCGCTAGCGCTGTTCTGTTTCCATAAAGGCTGGCGCTGAGCTCAGGGACGTAACTTGAAGTCGCCTTGTAAATCCATCGCAACAGAACTCCAGGTATCGACGTCAAGACAAAGATTAATAGAATCAGGGGTGTCCGCTTTTTTGTCGAATCCATCAGTAAATTCCGCTAGCTGCTCCGTCAGTTTTGTATTCTCTCTTATCTTAATCTCAATGATGCTCGGTATAACAGACTCTTCATAGTTTCCCAGTGAATCTGAAAGAGCTCCGCGTCCAACTACATAAAGATCTACCAGAGTCGAATTGATATCATCTCTGGCCTTCATGGTGAGCTTTTGAATGCCTTCATCGTCTGCGCAGTTGACTACTCGCTTGACGATTTTCTTTATGTTGTGGTTTTTGCGAGGTTTCAGCGTGATTTCGAGCGCCTCCAAGTCTGCGGTTTCATCGCAGCCAAGGAAAGAGAAGAACTGGCGGAATAACGAGTTTCCTCGGTCGACTTCGATTGTAGTCTTGCCGATGAACTGCATGGAAACGGCTTCGTCTTTGGTGGCTTGCTGAATCAACGGTTTTATACAAAATCTCCAGCTACCGTTATTCGTATAGTGGAGTAGCTGATTGACCATTGAGCAAAAGGAGTCAAACTTTGGCGATAGCGATGAAGAGGCAAAGCCAAAAAAATGTGGCCTTATCACAAGATATGAAGCAAAGCCAATTTTCTCGTCTTGGCCTAAGATTTTATGAATTTCGCCGATATCAAGATTGGTGGTATTTATACGTTTGAACTGATCGCTGTCTCGCGTCATGACGAGTAGACAGACCGAGCCTCTCAACTTGTGTAGGTAAATGTGCTCCTGATTGTAAATAAAGTTTCTTTTGAAATCAGGATCCTCAAACTGGGCAAAAGACGTCAGAAAGTCGGTCAAATCAACAAGTCGACGTTCGCAGGTGATCTTGTGTTCTAGGTAGTATCCGAAGTAGCACAGCCTCATCGTTAGCGTCCGTTGCTGGATTTCGTGTGAAACAAGCGAATCTCAAAGCTCAACAATCTTGCGTCTGGCTCTGGCGCAGACTATCCATTCTTCGTTCAGCTTGATGTACTTCTCGGGCCAGTCAGGGTTGGTGGCATGCAGGAACCACTCGTTGCCTTCGCGGCAGAGTTGCTTGATGGTCACTGACTGGTCGCTGAGGCGCTTGGCGAGCACGATGCTGCCGGCGTCCCATTGCTGTTCTGGATCGAACACGACCTTTTCGCCGGGGGCCAGCTTGGGGTACATGCTGAAGCCTTCAACGATGAGCACGAAGGCGCGCGGGCCTGCGGCGCCGCCTGCTTCGATCCATTCGTCCGCGTCGCCTGGTTGGAAGTTGTCCACGGCTTCGCAGAACTCGCCCGCCTGCACGTAGCCGATCACGGGAAGCATCCTCTGCTGGTTGTAGCGCATGCCCGCTTCGGCGACAGCGTGGGCGGCGGCCATTTCCAGCTGGGCTGCGACAGAGAACGCAGCGCTGCCAGAATCTGGAGCGTCGCCCTGGCCTGGGCGGGTAAGCGTCCCTGGCAGAAGGTGCATTTTGCGTTCGATATTCGCGGCCGCTCGCTCACCCATGTTCCGATGCCCGTTGAGCATCTGGGAAAGGTAGGAAGGGTCCATGTCGTGCCGGTCGGCGAAGTCTTTCAGCGATGATTCGCCGATCAACGCCTTCAGCGCGGCTATGCGGGCTTGGTAGATATCCATTTTCGAATGGTGCGTCCGTGTTAGCAAACTGTAAATTACGGTTTGCTATTGCAAGTGTCGTTAGCGATTGCTAATGTGACTCCATTCGGAGGTATCCATGACTCTTCTCGATTACATCAAGCCGCTGGACAAGCCCGTGCTAGAGTCGCTAGCCAAGCGTTGTAGTACGACGGCAGGGCAATTGCGGCAAGTTGCATATGGCAACCGCCGCGCGAGTGCCTCGTTGGCCATTGCGCTGGATCGGGAAACCGACGGAGAGATCCGCTGCGAGATGACCCGGCCCGACATTGATTGGGCGTACCTGCGCAACTCCGCGACTACTACGCCAGAACCGACGGCAGATTGATCTGCGCGCATAAACGAATCACTTCCGCAGGACACACCACGCCAGCGGTTGCCGGCTCCGGGAGCCTCACCAGCAGACCGGGGCCGGCATAGGGCCAAGAGCAACAAACCTGTCGCCTCGGCGGCAGGTGGATGTAGAGGCTGGAATCAAGGCGCCCACTCACCAAAGTAAAGCAGCCTTGACCCAGCGTTCCGGTAGACGGGTACCACCCCTGACTACCTCAACCCGCGACCCGAGGACACAGCACGTATCGGGAAGGGTCGCGAGCTGTGGGCCAACTGTAGGGCAACTGCCCTGCGGCTGGCTACAGCGTTACCGGGGCATTAACGCTATGAGCCGCAAGGATCTATTACCGGGCACCGGCCCGGTGCTGAATACCCGCCAGGCGCTCTACCGCGCCACAC